ATGGATTTCAGCAAATTACAACAGCCCCTTTTCGAACGCGCCATCATCATGGGCGTAACCCGTTTTAAAGGCGAAATTGACGGCAGTGAAATTGATTCATGCACCGTTTTCCGTGCCGCTCCCTTCAATGATGCCAGCGGCAATGCAATGGGTCTTGGCCTGGCTAAAGTTCGTTTCGGCAGCAGCAGCAACTTTGACCGTTTTGCCGGTCTGACCTTCCCTTGTGAGTTGGAAATTCAGCTTGCCCGCGTAACCAACGGCAGCGGCAAAGAAACCGTCGTTATGAAAGACTTCCGACCGGTTGCCGAAGCCAAAAAATAGAAAGGCGTAAGCCATGGAAGAACGCTACATCGTGCAGGATTTGGACACTTTCGAATTCCTGTACCCGGAAAGAACGGGCGGTATAGGTTTAACGCCCTATCTCAAGTTGGCCGGGCATTTCTCAACCCGTGCCGATGCAATGGAAGCCGGAATAGACGAACTCGGTTCAGAGTTTGCCGTTTTCGCCTTCTTCGTACCGCAAGAATCGAACAAAGAAACCAAGTAGTAAACGGGCTTTCTGTCGTTGCCGGGCGGCCAGCGACATTAAACCTTTGAGAAGCCGCCCACTAATTTTATGTGGAGCAGAAATGTTAACCGGTATTGCTCACATCATTGTTCCGTTGGTTAGAGAGCAGGGATTCATTGAGCTGATTCAATATATGGGAGTCATGTTGGGAGTGATTTTTCTTTTTCTTGTTTTGAACCATTAACGTTATCCGGTAAGTAACTGAAAAATCTTTCACGATCCATTAATTTTTCGAGAGGAGTAAAAATGCCATTTTATAGTTATGAAGAATTTGAAGAAGCCGTTGGAGAAATCGACGATGATGAAATGGTAGATGATTTCCATACTTGGGAAGAGCTTCAGGAAGAGTATCCGGATGGCGTATTTGACGAAGATGCCGAATTTATCCCGTTCTGATTGTTTTTAAGAAATTAACGCTATCCGGGCGGCGTTAATCAAGTCAATGCCCGATTAAAACTTGTTTAAAGGAAAACATCATGTTGAAACATAAAGCAACAGCCTTGGCCGTTATGGCCTCTGCCTTCATCGCCACCAACTCCTACGCTGGTGCAGTAGCCGACGCAGTAACCGCCGCTACTGGCGATTTCAAAACCGACTTGGCTTCCGTTGGCGGTATTGCCGTAGGTCTCGGCCTGATCGGTATCGCCTTCATCGCCGGTATTCGTTTGATCAAACGCGCGGTGTAAAGAGTAAGGGCAGGCATCATGGAAGGCTATTTGGCAGGAGGTCAATGCTTCGGCTCTGTGCAGGAAGCGTCCAATTACAAAATGTCTCAAGTGGTGCCTGCCGTTACCGCAGATGGGAGCCTAAAAACTCCCGTCTATCAAAACGGCAAGTGGTATTACGGTTCGCAGGAAGTCAAGCTTACTTTCCCGCCGTGCGATCCGGCTGCCTACGTCACAGATGGCGCCGCAATCGCCGCAATCGCCATATCAGTTGCCGCTTTCGCCTTCGTTATCCGTTGGACAATCCGTGTATTCCAGCAAACCAATGAAAATCCCGAAAAATGAGCGATCCGAACAAAATTCAGCCGCCGAAAAAAGGCATTGAAATGGTTAAAGGCGGGGGCTATCCCGCTAAAGCCGTCTCTACCAGCGTTCAGCAACATACCGCACCCATTCAAACCGATATGTATTTAATCGGTGCGGAAGCGGTCAAATGGGCACTGATTGGGCTGGCTTTCTACGCTGCCTTGCGCTTGTTTAGAAGTGCCATCATGGATGCATTGGGCTTTAGAAAAAGTCGTAAGGAAGCTAAAGAATCAGGAGCGTTGAATGAAAACGGACTGGAAAACTTGGATGAAGATCCAATGAGTGATGAAGAACAAGAAACATATATTCCAAGTAGTGAGCCATTAGCTGAATTTGAAGGTTTGGACGGAGAAGAACCGCCCGACAATATGCCGGACAGTCCCGAAGATGATCCGGGTTTGCAATACGATTTAGAAAATGAGCGGTGGGAAATTAATGCCAGTGCCGCTTTGCAAGAAGGTCATGAATACGGTTCGGATGAGTTTTATAGCCGTATTTCGGAATTAGAGGAAATGGATAGGTTAGCTGAACAGTATGAACCTTCTGAATCTGACGATGAGCCGCCGGAATCTGATATGTCGTTAGATGATGAAGCTTTGGAAATAGCAGTTGCGGAATCAGTCGATTGGGAAAAAGAGGCTAATTCCGGTGCGTTGGATGAGCGTGTGGAACGAATCAAACAGGAATTGCAACAGGAAAATTAATAATGCCACCTGAAATCTACTTTCTGGCCGGTTTTGCCGTGGTTATCCCCGCCATCATCATGTTTTTATAAAACTGCGGCCAATGTTTAAACTCAAAGGTAAACAGCAATGATTTCACTGATTACGGGTCTGCCCGGTATGGGCAAAACCTCCTTAATGGTCTATATGCTGCTCAATCGCAAAGATTTGCAGAATAGGCCGGTCTATGTTGACGGCATACCGGAGCTACAAGTAAAGCATGAAGAAGTACCCGAAGGCGAAAGCATGGAAACATGGCACCAATGGGCGCCGGATGGTTCCATACTCGTCATTGATGAAGCCCAAAGGGTCTTTCGTCCACGCCCCGCGGGGGCGAAAGTACCCGACTATGTTCAGGCTCTTGAAACGCATCGTCATAAGGGCATTGATATCTTTGTTCTCACGCAACATCCGCGGTTGATTGACGTCCATCTAAGAAGCCTGATCGGGGAACATCGCAACATTAGCCGCACCATGCTCGGCCTGCGTCGTGTTTCCTACTGGCAGCGTTGCGCCAATCCCGAAGCCCGGGCAGATGTGGCCGAAGCCAAAAACAGCATATTCATGCCGAAAAAAAGCGTGTTCGGTATGTACAAATCAGCCAGCGAACACACCAAGCTTAAAGGCTCGGTCAGCGCGTGGATTTACACCATCCCCGTTGTTATCGTCATAGTCGGCTATCTCATGTCCTACGTTTGGGCAAGCTATCAGCGCAAAATCCATCCCGAACAAGCCCAACCGCAACAGACACAGCCTTATCAACAGCAGCCGCAAAACTACCAGCAACAGGCAGGCGGCCAGTATCAACCAGCGGGCAGCTATGCCGATCAGTCCGCGAATAATCAGCAACCGCCTGCGCCTGATAACAACCTGAAGCCTGAAGATTGGCAACCCGCCATAGATGGCCAGCCGTGGACTGCTCCCATTTATAACAACCATAACCGCAATATCCAAACCATGCCCTACCCTGTTGCCTGCGTGCAAACCGATACAAGCTGCACCTGCTACACCGAACAGGCCACACCCTTAGAACTGCCTGCCAAGCAATGCCAAAACTACGTGAAAAACGGCATATACAACCCCTATAAGGCACGGCAGGAAACCGCCGACAACGCACCGCAAGGCAGCTACAGCGGCGGCAGCGGGGCAAGTGTGCTGACTTTGGACAGCTCCGCCAAACCAACCATGGCACATGCTGAAACTAAAGGGACTATGGGGCAGTAAGGCTACCTGAAACGGTGGAGGGGTTGGATTAGATGCCTGACGGAATTGACTGCTTGCAGTCGATTTCGGCAGGTATCCGCCAAGCGATAGCGCGGCAGGGGTGCTGCAAATAATGGGGCTGGTTGAAACGGCCGTTTCAAGTGGCCGCATGAACAGGCTACCTGAAAAAGGTTGCTTGGTGCTTATGACCACTTGAACAGGCTACCTGAAAAAGGTTGCTTGGTGCTTATGGCCACTTGAACAGGCTACCTGAAAAAGGTTGCTTGGTGCTTACGGCCACTTGAACAGGCTACCTGAAAAAGGTTGCTTGATGCTTACGGCCACTTGAACAGGCTACCTGAAAAACTAGCCAAACCCGCCCGGATTGGTTAAGCTGGCCTTTCGTTTAACTTTGAAATGAAAGGGTAGCAAGATGGATTGGCAGGCTGAGTTTGTATATTGTGTTGATGATGGGTATTTGACTACTTTTAAGGGTGTGGGTGCATTGGTTGCAGATGGGTTTAATAGTGGTATTTCTGATTTGCGACCAAGTGCTGATAAGCCGCTTTATTTAGGTTTGATGATGAGTCCGGCGCAATTGGCCGTTTTGCGTGCTAACCGGCATTTGTTTGATGAGAGGTTTAATCGTGGATTGGATATATTGCAGCAGGGTTATGAGGAGGTTGATATTAGCTACGGTTAGTTTGTTGGGGTTTGTTATTCCGGCATGGGCGGATGTTCCAGCATACCCGCCTCAGAATACTCCTACTATTCAAACGGTTGCGCAAGCTCCTAATGGTGGAACAATAAATTATAGCTGGGGGAATGGTAGGGTATCTGTACCTAGTATAGAGGGTTTGCGTAATGGGGAACCTATAAGAGTAAATCAATTTTCTAGGGTTTCGGGCGGCTCTGGCGGCCTAGTCGGCACAAAAACCAACCCCGTCAATCTCTACGACAACTACGGCAACGTCGCCCGAGGCCAGATCCAAACACAAACCGCCATGCCGCAAACCTCCACCATGGCAAAGGCAGCGGCCGCACTATACGGCGCCCAAGTGTTCGGCAGTGCCGCCAAACATCAAGCGCCCAATGTCGGCCAAGCCATTGCCAATGGCGACTATAAAGGTGCTACCCAGTATGCCGTTGAAGGTTTATTACAAGGATTGAAGGAAACAGGCGACGCCGTTTTATTCGGCGGCATCAGCGGCGTAGAAAGTGGCTTTCAAGCCTACAAAGATGCACAGCAAGCCAAAGCACAGCAAGCCTTTGATAAAGCAGAGCAAGATAGCAAATATTGGCTACAGCAATATGATCCGTCTTTGAAAACCGTTAGCGTTTGGTATATGAACAATATACAAACCGGGCAAAGATCGGTGTTTTTAATAACTGGTAAATATTTTAGTTGTTGCGCTGGCGTTTCGCGTAATGGTGAAGGAATGGTTATCGGCTCTTATTTGTTTGCAGATAATGGGGAAAGATACATTGTGCCACCCTACAAATATGACGAATGGACGCCAAAGTCAGAAATTGTAGAGAATCGAAAAGAATTGTACGAGCGCCGCCCAACGGTAGAAGATGTCATGCTGTCACAGGCAGAGATACAGGCAATCATGGCAAAACAGCTTGAACAGATGCTAAACGACAATAACCGCAACCATACCGAATTGATGAACGCCTTATGGCAGGCTGGCGTTATTGGTCCGGGCAATACTCAAACTATGGTAAGCGGTAGTCCGGCAGATAACACCTTTTTGACTCAACCTTATACGCCAGAAGGTGCAACCCAAGCCCAACAAACCCAGTTTATTATTAATAACAATGGCACAGTAACGCAAAACATTGTTAAACGTCCCGATTTGGCCGCAAATACTAGCCAAGCTCCAACACGTGCAGAGGTAGGCAATCAGCAGCAACAAAACCAGCAGGATACCCGCCAGCAGAAAGACGGCAGCACCGCCGAAAAGCCCGATATTTGCGCACAAAACCCTAATAGCCTGATGTGTGCGCCTATGGGCAATACCGACTATCAAGACCTAGTATTACCACAGCAAAACATCAATATCGCCCTATCTCCGCTACATATCTTCAATACCGATGCAGCCTGTCCCGCTCCCACCTCTTTCAGCATAGCGGGAACGCAGCAAAGAATGAGTTACGAACCAATGTGCGACACCGCCCGCAAAGCCCGCCCCTTTATTATCATGATGGCAATGACAGCAGCATTCTTAATGGTATTTAGCGCCCTTAATCGCCGTTAGGCTGCCTGAAGAAACGAAAGGAAACAAAGATGGGTAAAACCCTAGCCGGTATGTTTACCGCCGTTCTGACTACCCTGGCAGGCAAAATCATCATGGCATTAGGCATTTCCGCCATTTCCTACACAGGCCTAAACCTGCTCCAAACCCAAATGATTAACGCCCTAACCGGCCAGCTCTCTGCCGCCCCGCTCTCCGCCGTCCAGATTATGTATATAGGCGGCTTAGGCGTTGCGCTAAATTGGATACTTGGCGCAGTCGCCTTCCTTGTTTCCTTTAATTCGGTGGCCAAGCTCGGCAGCATCTTCCGCCAGAAATAAAGCAGCATAGAATAGATATTCTAACTGGCTCAAAACTTGCTTAAAACATAAAGCCGCATCACGCCTACATTTAGCCTTGTCATTTAGACAATGGAAAAGATTGGCGGATGTGGCTTTACTTATGCCAAAAATCAATACGGTATCTTTGTCCACAGACACAATATAAGGATTGCATCATGCAGAAAATCGCCCTTGGTTTGGATATTTCTAAGCAAACCATAGACGCATATTTCAATGGTCAAGAAGATTTTATGTGCGTTATGAATAATAAATCCGGTATAGAAAAATTGATTGAACGCATAAAAAACTATCAGCAACAAAGCAAGGAAATTCATGCTTGTTGCGAATACACCGGCGTTTATTACTTGCCGCTGGCCAGCGCATTGCATGAATCAGGGATTAAAATCAGCGTAATCAACCCGCTTTCTATCAAGCTATACGGGGAATACAGATTAAGAAGAACAAAGACAGACAAACAAGATGCGAAACTAATTGCCGATTATTGCGAAAAAGAAAATCCGCCATTATGGAAACCACTATCAGAAAAACGTAATACTTTAAAAGTATTAAATAGACGTATTGAACAATTAAACGCATTACTGAATATAGAAAGCAATAGAAAAGACGTATCAGATACGGTAATAAAATCAGGTATAGAAAGAATAATAAATTCAATAAAAGAAGAAATAGAAAGCTGTAAAACAGCCATTCAAAACCTGATAGATTCTGACGAAGAATTAAGGCATAACCAAAAGCTATTGCAAACAATCAGCGGCGTAGGAAAATCGACAGCCGCATGGCTTTTGTCTGTACTGGTTGATATAGATAAATTTGAGAACTCAAAGAAGCTAATCAGCTATTTAGGACTATCGCCGGTAATTAAAGATTCAGGCACAAGCGTCCGACAAGCCAAAATATCCAAGATGGGCGATAAGAAAGTAAGGAAAGCACTTTACTATCCGGCTCGGGTGGCTTGTCTAAGATCCAAACTGTGGCGTCCTTGGTTTGACCAAAAGATAAAACAGGGTAAACATCCCAAGCAAATCTATATCCTGATGATGTGCAAAATCGTCAAATACGCCTATGCCGTGATTAAAACAGGCCAGCCGTTTGACGAGAATCGGCACAAACCAGCGTAAAACAGCAGTTTGAAGTGTTGCAAAAAAGCGGCAGCCGATGGCTACCGCTGCCTTACTGTTGCTTGCGTTTTTAAAAAGTTCTTGACTTTCGATTACGGTATCTTTTCCATTTATGTCCTGTTCGCCTTTGCGCCTTATGCCGGTGCAGGCACTTCCTTTTCTTTGCTTCGCCAAAGAAAAGGAAGCAAAAGAAAGGCGACCCCGACGTGCAGGTCTGCTTCGCAGACTTCCCTTACTCCGCATCCTTTTTTCGGCGCGTGCGAACTAGCCGCACTTCGTGCGTCGTCGAACAAGCGCATGCTTTTTC